CGCTTCGCCGGGTCTTTCAGCATGTTCAGCATTCGTCGTTCCTCGCGTTTATCCACCAAGACGCCTAACACTTCGTTCCAGCCGACTGCCTACAGCAGCGGCTTAACTCAGGCGTTAGCCGTCAGGGTGTGTCCGCTGTACGTCCGCGAAAGCTGCCCGGTCACGAGCACCGCTCTGGCAGCGCATTCGTCCTCGCGCAGCACTTGCACCTCAGCGGGAGCGCCGCCCACTATCGAATATTCGGCGCTATAGTGGTCGTACCAGTCCGCCCACTCGGCGGCGGCGTGCTCATGGTCAAAGCCTTCAAACACGCGGGCGTCGTCTTTTGTTTGCCCTTGTTCCGGCCACCAAACCTTGTATTTTTTCGGTGTCATAACTTCTCCTGTCGTTTCACGCATGCGGCACAGGGCCGCGTTTTCCATGCTGTTCGTGCAGCAGTTTCCCGAGTTCGCTTGCCCCGTCGCCGGCTATCGTCATGCCTTCCTTCTGCTGGCGGTAGTCGGCGAGCATTGAGCACGCCGGAAAATCGCACAGCGGTCCGTCAACATGAGCGCAACTACCCGCATCCTTGTCTCGGTACAGGTCGCAGCTATAAACCGGGTCGGCGCTCCGGTCGAAAACTCGTTTCAGCCATGCAAACATCTTTCGCTCCTTCTATCGTCAGCCGGCTAACCCGGCAGTCCAGCGGACGCCGTGCCGGCGCCGCTGACTTTTGCGTTCGGCGTCTTGGCGGCTTCGATTTCGCGCGCCAGTTTGCGCAGGTCGTTTGCCTGCCACGCCAGATCAATCGCGGATCGCAGGCCAGCGGAGATCACCTGCTGCGCCACGCGCTGCATGCTTCGGATCGCGTGCCGCTCTGGGTGCCCCATCTCCAAGCCATCGTCCATCGCCTTTACCATCGCCAACGCCTGCACGGCTTGGTCTGCGAGGCCAAGGTTTTCAGCCATTGCTTATCCTTTCTCCGGACTGGCAGCCGCCGAACCCGGCAGTCCAGCGGACGCCGTGCCGGCGCCGCTGACTTCTGCGTTCGGCGTCACTTCCGTATCTCGATGTCAGGAAGGATCGCCATCGGCTTGAACACCACGCGGTACTGGTACTGGCTGGCCTTTGCCGGCTCTACCTGTTCCGCGAAGTACGTCACGTTGTCCGAAAGACCGAGGAAATGCTTCTTGTAGTCGCTCGGGCCGGTCTTGCACGTCACCGTCACCGCCTTGGTTTCGCTGGCGCTTCCGAGCGAGCACAGCCCTTCGATACTCAGCATGAACTCTCCGGTGATGCCGTTGTAGAACACGACGCGCCGGTTGATCTCGAAGTTGTCCGCCGCCTTGGAAAGGTTGCTCGAAGCCAATTGCGCGTCGCTGCAACCAGTGATGCCGAACACGGCGGTCAACAAGGCCGCGCCGCCCATCAGCGCTGCTACCAGTTTCGTATTTTTCATCTTCAGTTATCCTGTTTCATTGCAAGACATCGTCACGCCTCCTCGAACACAATCCGCGGAAACGCCTTCCCGATCGGCACGCACCGGTAAAGCACGACCTCGCCGCAAATCGCTGCAGCGTCATCGATGGCAAGCTGGCGGGCCGCGTCGATCGTCATGTCGCGCAGCGGCCAAGCGGACAGATGCGCCTGGCCAGATCGGCAAATAGCGTATTGCTCCGGCGGAGGCTCCGGCTCGGTGGCGAAAATCGAAACCACGTTGTCCGGCATGCTCTCCGGAATCGGATCAACTCTCGTGGCGACAGCCTCGACGGCTTGCGTTTCCGCCGCCGTTCTGGCGCAAGACAATTCTTCTGCAGCTTTGCGGCAGCGCTCCGAGAGATAACCGCGGCCCGCTGCAGTTATTCTGTACGCAAGCGTGTTCGTGATGTCGTCACGGCATTTCGTGACAAGCCCATCCGTCACGGCGTGATTGGCATTATCGCGCGCCTGCGATGGCGATAAGCAAGCCGCGGCCGCAAGCTCGGAAACCGGCATCAGACCGTACTCGGCAAGCGCCCGGAGAATCTTGGCCCTGGCGCCATTTTGGTTTGTTGTAGACATGGCTTTTACCTCCTTGGTGCTATCGCATCGTGTGAGTAATGATCCGGCATCCGGGCTTGCAAACGACCTTTTGAAATCCGTGCGCCGTGCGCTGTTTGTCGTCGCTGATTGCTTCTTCATCTTCCTCGTCGCCGACAGCAGCCGCGGCGGCATCCGCGGCTGCTGCTGCCCTGTTGCGCGCTTTCACGGCGTTCGTGGTTAGCTGCATGTGCGACGCTTTGTCGCGCAGCTTTGCAGGAGACACGCCAAAGCGCGCGGCGAGCTTTGTGGCCGGGCTGGTGCCATACAGGCAGCAAAGCTCGCGCTCCTCTTCGGCTGTCCAGCGCTTGTATTTTTGCTGGTTCGGCTGGGCTCGGTTGCTGCTCATGCGGACCGCTCTCGCTGCGCGTGGAAAAATCCAAGCTGATACAAAACGTCGTCGAGCACTTCGTGCAGTTCCTCTACGGATTCTGCTACGACGTCCACGTCGGACACGAGGCGCATTTGTTCCTGGAAGCTGCGGAATTCGTTGCGGTTGCTGCGTGGCGCCCCGGGGCGGACGATGCGCAGGAGCTTGCCGCCGTGCGTTCGCAGGGAGTTGGCTTCGTGCAGGAATCGCACGTCGGAAACCACGAAATTACGCAGGCCCTCGCGGCGCTTGTGTTGAATCTCCCTAAGTACTTGCCATGACCAGATGTCTTTGCAGATCTGATCTTGTCCCCACGCTGTCCCCAGTGACTCCATCAACTCAACCGGCGTCTTGCCGCCAAGCCAGGCACTTGGAATCTCCTTGCGCTCCGGCGAAAAGTCATCATCAGTCAGCCCGAGCATGGCCTTGAGTCCAGCGCGAATGGGATCCGCAAACGCGAGTCGATGAAATCCGTGAACGGCGACAAGGTAATTCGCCGCGGTGTCTTTGCCGTTGAACGGCTGGCCTGTCAAGCCGAGTATCATGAGTTGTTGCTCCTCAAAGCGTTTCGATTGGCCGTGTCGGCGTTGGCAGACGCAAGCTGTTTCGCCGATCGTGCAGTGACTGCTCGCTGGCGTCTGCTTCTGCGCGCTTGGCGTCGATGCGGTGAATCTCCGACATCCAGTAGCTGACGTCCTCGAGAGACAGGCGCACCTGGTCGGCCGCATGCTGGCGCGCCTGGTGCAGGTCGTGCTGGTGGATGCGCGCGGCAGGAATGCGCAAGCCAAGCCCAATGCGCAAGGCCAGCCGGCAGGCGTTGTGGATTGCCCTGCCGAGCGTCTGCAACGGCGAGGCGCCTCGCCTGCGGCTTGGCCGCGCTTGCATGCTGTGGTCGTTGTAGTGGCTCATGCGTCGGCCCCATCAAAGACCGGCCGCGTTGCGCGAAATCCGACCATGGCATACTGGCCATTCAGCAGCGCGGCATACAGCGCAAACGCTCCGGCGTCTTTCCCGCTGCAGCATCCGCCGCCCCGGATCAGCCCGCGGTCGTCCCAGACCAACCTTGCCGACCCGGCTTTTGGGAAAATGCCCATTCCATCGGCGCGCGGATCGCACGGCGCCGTGGTGACGCTCGGGGAGTCCGGCTCCACAACTCCGGTAACGCCTTCCTGGCCGCCTTGGATGTCGTCGTACACCCACGACCAGGCGTTGCCGCCGAAGTCGCACAGCTTTTGCCCGTTGGACAAGGTTTTCCAGCGCGCTTCCGATTTGTCGTCAGGCTGGTACATGCCAGATGCCGGAGACAAAATGCTGCGCTTCCGGAGCCCTTGCTTGAGCTTGCCGAGCCCAACCTTGCCGCCAGTCCAATTGCAATTCTGGCCTGCCGCATCGTGAGCGATCGCCAGCCATTGCCGCTCAGTGATCAGCGACCAGCCTGCAGCCCGGCAGGCGGCCAGGGCGCCGAAGTACGAAACGCGAACCCAAGGCGCGCCGCCGACGTGCGAGCCAGCGCGAGGAACGCGCGACTCCGGATCCTGGCAGCAAAGGAAGCGCGAAACCTCGAACGATTGAACGACGAAGCCGCCAGGCAGGTGCGTGGTTGGCACGCGGGTAAAAGCATGATCCATTCGTTTTTTCCCTTCGCAGTTTGTAAGTTGCCGGTCTCTCCCCGGAAGTCACGGTCGCGTGGTCCAGCTTCCACCGTTCGCCTTGCTCTCACCACGCCTAGCGCCGTCTTGCTCCCGCTGCTCACCGGCGATGCGTCCAGAGGCGGTCTCGCAAAGATTCTTTGCCGGTACTCTCCCGGCTTGTCGCGGGGCTTTCGTTCTCCCGTTACGCCAGCCGTCTGCAAAAGTCGCTGGTCACTCCTGCGGCATCCGCCCCGTGCTTTGGGCTTCCTCGCGCATGTTTTCCGGCCGCGTCAGTTTTCCCGCTGACCGATAACCCTTAAAAAGACGACCGAAAACCCGCGTCGTGCCGGGTGCAGCCGGAAAGGTTTCACGACAAGCCGCTTTCGCGGCTGGCGCGCTGCTCGCGTTGCGCAATGTGCTTGCCTTCGCCGATCCCGGCATAGAAGGCGTCCCGACGCGGATCGCCGGGCTTGTACTCGTGCCGGATCGGGTGCGACGCAAACACGTACAGCAAAAACGCTTTGACTCCTGCCTTGTACTGATCCGACCGCGCTTCACGGCCGCTCGGGAACGCTTCGGCGGCAAGCCGCTCGGCAAGAAGAACGCCGCCGGGTTGATCGATGTGGGGCATGTGGTGGCTCCGTGTTTGGTTGATGAATGACACAATACCCGTTTATGGGTGTCGTGTCAATCCGTAAATGGGTAGTTCAAGCGAAAAAAAAGCCGCCTTACAGACGGGCTCCTTCCAACGGCCTGGCGATTGCTACCGGACCAGGCTGCTCAACCGCTCGGCTACGGAAATGGTGACGAGCACAAGCAAGGTGATGATGACCGCCGCGGGAATGAGGGCGAACGCCAGCTTGACAAGCAGCGAGACCATCGACCAGAAGGCCATGTGAACGTCGGTGACGATGACGCGCTGCGGGCTGTCGTCTGGCTGCCCAGAAGCCGGCAACCCCGGCGCCGCCTCGATTCGCCCGAGCGTCTCCGCAGCCCTGCCGTCCGCGGTCCGGACGTCGACGGCTGGCGCCTCTTCCTGAGCCGGGAAATTGCCCGCCGGGAAGCCCTGATCTGGAGCAAGCCGGGAGCGCCTTGGGGGGGGTGTCTGGCTATCCATGGCGGAACGATATCACTCCTCGTGACATTTGCAGCCCTTGATCGCGCGCAGTCGAGTCCGGGTTAGTCGTTTCTCTCGCTGCGCGGCCCGAAATCCTTCTTGCGCGACGCCTTTCTGGCTAGGTCAAGCAGTATCTCTCGCACCTCCTGCGAGGCGTCTCGATAGCCTTGCAGGAGCTCGCGCTCATCAATCGGAGGCTCATGCACCGCCAGGACCGTTACCGGGGCCGCTGGCCCATACGCCTCATCCGGATCAACGAGCAAGTCCTTGGCCGAGCGCCGAAAGGCCTTGGCAATCAGATCGAGATTCTGGACGGTCAGATTGCCATCCGCATTGCGCGCGCGCTGAACGGTGCCAAACCCGACGCCGGCAGCTTTGGCCACTTTCCCGAGCGTGTCGCGGCCTGGATAGGATGCCATCAGCCTGATCAAGTTGCCGCTGATGATTTGCGCAATAGCCATTTGCGGATAGTCGCAAATGCGCAAATCAATGTGTGGGTATTGCGCTGACCCACATATGGGTATAGGATGCGCGACCATGATCACCTCTCCACCAATCTACGAATTCGTGATGGCCAAACTACGGGCCAAGACCATACCCCAGCGCACGGTTGCTGCCGGCAGTGGCGTCCCCTACTCGACCCTGACAAAGATCGCGCAGGGCAGCATCAAAGACCCGAGCGTGCACCACGTGCAGCGCCTCGCCGACTACTTCGCCAAGCAGGCGCCGGCCAGTCAGGCCGACCACGTCGAGCAACAGCAGTCCGCCGCATGACGCCCACAACCCGTCTCCTCCCACCGCCAGGCGAACTCTCCGCGCCTGTGCGGCTTCTGTCCCTCTCCGCGTCCTGACAGACGCGGGGAGGGCTTTTTTTCACCAAGGACACGTCGCGTGCTCAACGACTCGAGAAGGCCAGGCACCGATCTGGCCGATCTGTCCGGCACGGATAAACGATAGCCCGCCACCTGTACGAAGGCTGTCCGGATTTTTCGTACAGCCACGTACAAGCCACGAAAGGACCGACCATGCAACAGGCCTTGTTCCACGAATCAATCCATGACGCTTTGCGCGAAGTCATCCGCGCCGCCGGCGGCTCCAAGGTGGTCGGCTGCAAGCTCTGGCCATCGCTCCCCGTTGATCAGGCCGCGAGCAAGATCAGCGACTGCCTCAACCCAGACCGCCGCCAGCACTTCAACGAGGCGGAACTGCTGCACCTGCTGCGCATCGGCCGCGAGATCGACTGCCATGCCGCAATGCACTACGTCGCATCGATCTGTGGCTACTCCCAGCCGGACCCCGTAACGCCAGCCGACGAGGTGCAAGCCTTGCAGCAGCAGTTCATCCTGGCCACCAAGGAACTAAAAGCCATGAGCCAGCGCTTGGAAGCCATCACGGCCCGCGCCAATCTCACGGCAGTCCGCTGATGGACGACGCTGACCGCGCCAAGGAAGCAGAGCAAATGCCGATCGACCTGGCGATAGCCGCCGCCCGAGCCGCGACCGACGTCCTCTCACCCGTTGGCATCTGCTACCACTGCGACGCCATCGTCCCGCCCGGCTGCCGCTTCTGCGACGCCGATTGTCGCGACGACCACGAACGCCAGCAGCGCGCCGACAAGATCGCCGGCCGACGCCCATGAACCCCACCCACCCCAGCGAAATCCACCGCGCGCGCAACCCGCACGCAACCCAACGCAACTCCCCACAGCCGGACAGCGGGTCCTACCCAGCGCTTCTGAC